TGCTACCGTTTCGGCAGCCAGCTCACATCGTCCGGATTGATTAGGTCTGGCACGGTCCACCCCGTGAGGTCGTACTCGGCCATACAGGTATGCACGAAGTCGCGCATGCGCTCGGTCAGGCCAGTGGCGTGCGCGATGTTGAGCGCGATGAGGCGATTTTCTTCGGTGTCAACGCCCCGTCCACCTTCCCCACCAGCATTGTTGCCAGTGCCAACTCGGCTGGCAACCTGATCCTGGCTGGCGCATCGGCAGTCGACTACCTCGATGACGTGAATAACGCCATGGCGACGGTGGAAGCCGATGGCTTTGACATCACTGGTTTTTGGGCCAGGCGTCAGGTGAAAGCGAAACTCCGCGGCCTGCGCGACACCACGAAGGGCATGTTGTATTACCCCGACAATGCTCCTACCGAGTCGCCGAACGTAGGCAACCTGTACGGCGAACCGATCATCTTCTCGAACGCCGGCTTGTCAGGTTTCGCCACCGGTGCCGCGAACTACTCGATGATTATGGGTCAATGGGACCAATCGATGCTCGCCGTTCGCGATGACATATCAATGGAATTATTCGACACAGGCGTGATTACAGATAACGGTAGTCCGCCGATTATTCAATACAACTTGATGCAGCAAGATATGGTTGCATTGCGTATTGTTGCCCGCTTTGCTTGGGCTGTACCAAATCCAGTGAACCGACAGCAATCAACGAAGGCTAGTCGCTACCCATTTGCCGCGGTCCAGCAGAAGGCCGCCACCGGTGGAGAAGGCTAACTTGCAAAAACAACCACGCATCGGCGACTAACAACAACCTCTAAATATGTTGCCAATTGATTCGCCGAACAATGGCAGAGATCGTCGTTCCCTTCACGCCGAACTGTTGCGCGATCTCTGCCTGCGTGTGGGTTCCCTCACTGTCGAGCGCACGAATGCGAAGCACGTCGGCCTCGGTTAGCTTGGCTACGCCGGACCGTTCGCCTCGTGGCGCTCGGCCTTGGGCGCTCATGTATGCCTGGTTCTGTCGCTGTGTGCCGAGCTTGAGGTGCGAAGGACGAATGCAGGAGGGCTTGTTGCACTCGTGCATGACTACTTTGTGTCTCAGTGCTTCGAGGGGAAGCTCGTGCTCAATGGCGTAGGCCAAGCGATGTACCAGCACCGGGCCGAGCTTCTTGTTGAAGTTGATCTGACCGTAGCCGCTGTTCAGCCGAAATCCGGTCCATATCCAACAACCATTGGCATCGGGAATCGCGTGCTCGCGCAGGCGCTCCTTGAGCGCATCATAAGGCACCATACAAGGAGTTTATATGCCTGGAGGTAGGCGCTACGTAAAGCCTGTGTCTCGTGCTCAGGCGAAATTCTTCGGAGCCGCAGCGGGAGGCCAGATACCTGGCTTCTCCGCTTCGGAAGCCCAGAAGAAATTGAAGGGCGTGGACGAGTCCAAGCTGCCGGCGAGGAAGAAGAAGAAATGAGCACCGTCACCTTCCTGGTCACGACCCAGGACACGACTACGCCCACCACCGTATACGGCGCGGGTCATATCGCGGCGATCGCCGACGAGGCGATGCTGCGCGCGTTCCAGCGCGACGGCAAGGTCTCTGTGGTGGGCGCCCAGGTTCGCGGCAGTTATGTAGCACCGATTGCCGCGACCACAGCCACGGTCAACTTCACCGTCGATCAAGCGTGTACGGCGATGGCCGTCAACTACGGCACCACCACCGCGTACGGTGGCACTCAGGCCGCTACACCAGCCTCGGGCTCAGGGGCGATTGTGGCCAACCTGACTGGTCTGACCACCGCGACGCTCTATCACTACCGCATCACGGTCACGGTTGGGACAGCGGTCACGCTGACACCGGACGCAGTGTTCACCACGGCATAAGGAGGAACGCGATGCCGAAGACCACCACACTCGCGCCGATCATCCACCCGACTACCGGTGAGCCGGTGGCAGCCGGCGCCGAGATCACCCTGTCCGACGAGGACTACGCTGCACTGCGCGCGACTGGCGCCGTCGCGGCCAGCGAGAAGGAAGCCAAGGCCGCCCAGCAAGAGGCTGGCCCAGAGGGCGTCTACAACGCGCGTACGGGCCGCGAAGACGTAGCCCAACCATCCACCGAAGAGCCCAAGACCTCGAAGAAAGGCTGACTGCCTCATGCCAGGCACGCTGCGATTGTTGGTGGCGGCGGCCGATCCGGCCGATCCCGACGTGGTCTACGGGGCCGGCCACAAGATGGATTTTGTGTCCGAAGACGAGGACTGGGTGCAGGAGCTGCGGCGTGAGGGTAAGGCCGAGATTCTGAACTACACGCCCGACCCTGAACCCGAGCCGCAGGCGCGTTCGGCTGGACAAGAGAAGAAGTGACCAGCACGTTCCCGGCCGCACCCGACAACATCCGTACCGACGTGGTCAACGGTACGGCCGAGCAGGACACGCACCCTGCGCTCCACAACCAGTTGGCTGACGCCATCAACACGGTCGAAACGACGCTGCTCGGTGGTGGTACGTACCTGACTATTGGCCAGCCGGACGACTCTTACTACATAGACGGCACGCCACCAGCGATCTTTCTGCGGCAGCACCACCGTTTGTTCGTCGGGGATGCGGCCTCAATATCTGGCGTCTCGAATCCTGTAGCGGCCGGTCAGAGAACCTGGGTCGGCAATGCCGACAACGGGAACATGACGTACTTCGAGACAACGTCGCAGACTGCTAGCTTCAACACGCGCGGCGGAATTGGCGTTGCGGCGGCGGCACGTACCAGTGACATGTTGCCCGGAGCCGCTGGTGCCACCATCGGGGTGGGCGCGTACGTTCGCAACGACAACACCAACGCCAGCGCAAAGAAAGGTGCCTGGGCGTTCTATGGACATGCGGCACAGATCGAGGCGAACTCATTCACAACAACCGTTGAGACGGATGTGTGCAGCTATCAACCGTTGGTGGATGTCAATCCTTACTCAGCAGGTGTCGCGGGAACTACGGCAGGAGTGTGGGTAGGCGTTGGCGGGGAGACGGCCCAGGGTAGCGTTACCGCTGGCCAGGGGACATTGCTCAAGCGAGTATCTGTCGGATTGGCATTTACCAATACGGCTGCCGCCGCAGCCGAAAATCGTTTCAACAAAGGCATTGTCTTCCAGAACGTAGCTCTGTATGGGACAGATGGCTCAGGTACTGGGACGGCGGTAGCCATCGAGATGGCGCGCGGCCACGCCGTGCAGTGGCTGTATGACGGCAGTGGCAACCCAGGGTTTCAACTCCGCTCGGACAACAATCAGGCGTACACGCAGACCCGCCTGGTTGCGAGTAACGGCTCCTTCGCAATCAGGACGCTCAAGAACGATCTGGCCACCGAGACACCCTTGTACACGTTCCTGATGCCTAATCAGTCGGCAGCGAACACCGAGAACAACTCTCTCGTGTTCGGTGTTTCGACGAACGCGACGGGCACGCCGGGTACTGGCTCGGTCACGATTCAGTCGGCGGGCTATGACACCAACGTCAATATCGCTCTGACGCCAAAGGGCACCGGCCAGGTCATCGCACCGGTCTTGAATAGCCCCTTGATCTCTCCGACGAGCAACACGGTTGAAGTACGCAACGGAGCGAATATTCAGACGGTGCAGATTTACAAGACCTACACCGATGGGACGAACTATGAGCGGCTATCGCTTGCATCCTTTGGGACCATCTTTTACATACAGAGCGAGGCTGGTGCGCCGGGAGTGATCCGTGCTCTGGAAATTGGTACTGGCGGCGCTGCCAATTTGCGATTTCGCACGAATGGCACCGCAAAGTGGGAAGTTAGCTCCGTGGGTCATCTGATCGCCAGTACCAATAACGGCTATGACATCGGTGTGGCGGGCAACTTGCCTCGCAACATCTACCTGGCCGGCAGCGTTGCGGTGAAGACGAAGGCTGGTACGCCAGTGGATGCTGACTACACCGGACCTGCAGACGGCATGCTGGCGGTCGACACTACGGCCAACAAGATCTGGGCGCGCGTCGGCGGTGTCTGGAAGGGTGTCGTGATCGCGTGACCTTTGGCAGCGGCACCTTCGGCGGCGGGTCCACACTCCCAGCGCTGGGCGCGGTCACGCTCGAAAAGCTGGAGCAGGAGACAGCTCGTCGACTCGGGCCGTACTTCAGCGCCTATCAGGCCACCGGTTCGCCCACGAGCTCCACGAGTACCTCGGCGATCATGCCCAGTCTGCAGACCAATGCCGTCATCGGCGGCCCCGAGAATCTGTGGCTGCTCAGACGCGGGCACGTGCAGGGTGGCGCCGATATCGCCGTGCAGTCTGCTGATCGCCAGCGCCTGGTGCTCAGCTTCGACGGCTCGGCGGGACGGGTGGTAGTGGACCGCAACTGGAACGTGCCTATGGCGCCGGGTGAGATCGCCGAGTTCCACCACCTCGACCCCGCCCAGGAGTTGCGCCAGGCCGTGCTGGCCGGACTACGGCGCTGCTTTCTCACCGACACCATCTCGGTCGTGCCCACGGGCGGCTATGCAGACACGGACCTGACGTATAGCGCGCACTGGATCACCGATCCGCTGCAGGTGCTCACGGTCGAGTACGGCTATCAGCGGCCGATGTATAGCCAGCCGTTTCAGGTTCGCCTTCACCAGGGCCACGTCATGTTGACCACGCCCGCCTACGGCGGCGTGTGGGTAACGGCCTTACGGCCGCACTGGTCGTGGGTCAATGGTCTCGACTCGGACACTGGTCCGACTGACGACGATGACGTGCTGAATGTCGACCTCGACTATGCCGCGGCAGCAGCTCACATCGAGGCGTGGCACCGAATCCCGAGCCGCATGTTTTACGCGGCAGCGGGGAATCTGCAGGCGACCCAAGAGATGGCTGCCAGAGAATTCACGCGTCAAAGCCTGATCTATGCTCCACCGCCGTCGCGCGATATTCGCTTTTCTGAGGTGGTGCGCCTGCCTCTCGTGGGTTAGAGGGAACATGACTGCTCCAACCGACATCGTCAACTGGAACCCGACCGACGGTTCGCCTGGCCCGCCTGACTGGAGCCAGGGGCCTCCTGGCAGTACTGGCGCGACCGGTGCTCCAGGCCCTCCTGGCGCAAAGGGCGATAAGGGTGACGAAGGTATCCAGGGGGTGCAGGGCATCCAGGGACCGGTAGGTCCGGCTGGTGGCACCGTTCAGGCGGCAGGACCGGGTAGCGCGAATGCACCCTCGATCTCGTTCCTGGCCGACTCGAATACGGGTCTGTACAACTCCGCGCCGGACACCATCGGGTTTGCCACGGGCGGCGCCCAGCGAGCCACACTAGATGCGACAGGATTGCTGACGGTCGGAGCGGGCAGTCCTGTTCTTGCCACAACGCCAGTCACGCTCGACATCCAGAGTGGGACTGCTGGTGTGCCGATCACAACGGAGAACACGACGGTTCGTATCAGTCGGTACGAATCGATCCCGACCACCGTCCATCCACATTCCAATGAAGCCAACGCTGCCTTAGCCATCACGGTCATTGGCCAGGCCGGTAATGCGATGCAGTCGGTAGCCATCAACGCCCTGTCGCAGACCAGTGGTGTCCAGGATACAGATGCTGTTATCGGTATTGGCTGGGCTGTTGCTGGTGCGACTGGGCGCGGGATCGGTGGGTATTTTGAGGGGAAGCGGGATGTTGCCACCGCCTACACGAACGGGCTCGAAGTCCGATCGACGAACAACACGGCCTAACAGGCGTTCGCAACCGTCGGCGCATGTTGCGATCACAACCGCCGCGGCAGAAATCTGTCGGGCTATGCGGGAAGTTCCTGATTGCGGTGAAAATCAAAGCGTGACTGGAGGAAAGACCCGATGAAGCTCTACACCCATCTCAACTTTGGCGGCAATTGCGAAGAGGCGTTCCGCTTCTATGAAAAACACCTGGGCGGAACGATCACGATGATGATGAAACAAAGCGAGCTT